TTAACAATAGCACGAGATACAGGTGATGCAACTTTTTCAGGAAAAGTTCGTGCTAACAGTTGGTTTCAAGGAGCAGACGGAACAAACACACTTTACTCTAATGCAACTGCTGGAACAATAATACAAACAGCTGGTTTAACTGCAAACAATAATGATTCTAAAATTTATTTTAGAAATAGCAATACTACTGTAAAACATACTTTTGATACTAACAATGGTAACGCAACCTTTGCAGGTGATGTAAATTTAGGAACAGGAAAATCAGTTTATATTAGTGGTACATCAGGACTAAGACTTTTACACGATGGAACAGACGGTCATATTATTTCTAGTACTGGTGATCTTAAAATAAACAACAGCGCGCAAGATAAAGATATACTATTTAGAGGTAACGACAACGGTAGTTCTTTTACGGCGTTTGGATTAGATATGTCCGAAGGTGGTAAAGCTACTTTTGCAAGTACTGTAAGAACTGCATTAGGAAATAAGGGCGAAGCATCATATAGTTTTACAGGTGATACAAACACGGGAATGTATTCAGATTCTGCTGATTCAATAAAATTTACAGCGGGCGGTAATAATATTTTGCTCTTAAACACAAACTCAGGTAAAGTAGATGTTGTTGGTAATTTAGCAGTGTCTTCAAATATTGAAGATAGAAACATACCTTGTTTATTTAATAGTAATTTTGAAGATGCTTATGGTACTAGTATTGTAGTAGTTCCTTTTAATAATAATACAGAAAATAACGTTTCAGCTAGAACTTATAACCATAACTTAACTATGCCTTATGCTGGTAAGTTAACAAAAATAGTTATGAAGCACATTAGCGGAACTTTAAGTAGTGGATTTACAACACAATTATTCTTATATGTAAATGGCTCTCAGCAAGCAAGTAGTAGTGAAATAAGTTTGTCGAGCAGTTCTGTAACATGGACGCCAACCACAAACAACACGTTTTCTGCTGGAGATGTGCTAAGTTTTGCTTATCAAAAAAGTGCTATAAAAACATTTGGGGGTGTTTCATTTGGAGTAGCAATAGAATTAACAGATTACGATATATAATATGGGATATTTTGAAAACATAAACAAAAACGATTTAAACCTTTTAACCGATGGAGAGGTAAGATATGTAAATGGAGCATATACATTAGTTCCTTGGATGGAAGGGCTGGATGATGCCATATATCAGGGATGTATTGATGATTTATTAAAAATGAATTGGGCACATTACAAACTATATTTGGTTGGAGGTCTTTTACAAGGATGGAAAACAACTGATATAGATATTTGTATAACAGGTGAAGTTGATGAAAACTTACCAATTTTAATGAAAGCGGCAATGGAGCTAGGCCCATTTGATATGTATTACGTAAAGTCTTTAGATGATATAAAAGGCACGGGTAATAGAATATGGGAATTTGCAAAACCCGACTGCAAATCACATGAAGGAACTGCTAGATGGCATGGCCAATGGAAAGCTGATGGTATGTTCTGGATGACTGAAAAATTTGACCCTAAGGGTAGAACTTACGATAAAGAACCTTTAGCATTAAATTAATAAAGTAAAAACTACGTAAAATACGTAATGATATAAACATAGTAATAACAATTAAAATTAAATTTTATGGCAAAGAAAACAAACGATTTAAAAATCACAGACGAAGAATTAAAATTAATTCAAGAAAAAGTACAAGAAATTAATAATTTGCAAATGCAAGTTGGTGGATTGGAAATTCAAAAACAAATGGGTGTGGCGCAAGTTAATCAAGCACAAGTCCAATTAGGGGAGCTACAAAAAACGCTTGAAGAAAAGTATGGTAAAGTTTCAGTTAACTTAACTGACGGTACTATAAAAGAGATTGAAGAAGATGAGCCTAATAAGGAAGATTAGTATTGGGAGAGATTATAAAAACGATGCAATGCACTACGCAGTAGGGCAAGAGGTTTATGGTGGCCACACTATATGTGACATAGTTGAAAATGATCATAAATTTTCTATTTTTATTAAAAAGAAAAACGAGGTTTTACCTTGGAAANNAAGATTTTAATAAAAACATGGCTGTAGCTGTTGAATACAATTTAGAGTATTAATGCAAAGTGTATTTGATTTTATAATAAAACCAAAATCCAATAGATACGACAATACCAAACAAATCGGTGATTCAGAGTTACTGTTAAATACAGAAATATCAGATCACCGGTATGTTAGTCGTGTTGGAATTGTTTTAGCTACACCTAAATACGAAAAAACCGAAATTAAAATTGGTGATGAAGTAATTGTTCATCATAACGTTTTTAGAAGGTGGTATGATGTATACGGTGTAGAAAAAAACAGTAGGAGTTATTATAAAGAAAACCAATACTTTGTAAAGTCAGACCAAATTTTTCTTTACAAAAGAAATAATAAATGGCATGCACCTAAGGGTTATTGTTTTATTAAACCAATTGAATCAAATAATATATTATTAGAAAAAGAAGTTCCATTAAGAGGCATTATCAAATATGTTGATAGCGAGCTTAAAGATATAAATAAAGAAGATTTAGTTGGGTTTACGCCAAGCAGTGAATATGAATTTATTGTTGATGGCGAAAGATTGTATAGAGTGTTAACTAATTCAATATCTATTAAGTATGAACGTCAAGGAAACGAAAAAGAATATAATCCAAGCTGGGCACAGCGCGGTTAAAGAGCTTATAAAAGTTGCTAAAGAACCTATAGTTGAAACAGAAGATGATATATCTGCCGATAGATTAAAAAACGCCGCAGCAACAAAAAAATTAGCTATATTTGATGCTTTTGAAATACTTAATCGTATTGAAGAAGAAAAAGCATTATTAGAAAATAAACCTTTAGAAAACAAAGAAGTTGCATTTAAAGGGTTTGCTGAAAGAAGATCTAAGTAATGTACAAGCAATCATTATACAGCGTTATAAAGCCAATAAAAATCAATACGATTAAAAGGCTTAATAAAGCAAAAAAGTGGAAATACGGCTATAATAAAGAGCATGACGTTATTGTTATAAGCAAGACAGGCATGATTGGAGAGATATATGAGATACAAAATCTTAAAATAGCTTTACCAAAACAACCTAAAGATATTTTTAAAGGTAATAATAAATGGGAAGTACAAAAATATCCAAAAGAATTAGATAAAATAAAAACAATATTTGATTGGCGAGATTTGCCATCAGATTTTAAAAATAATTGGCATGCGTATATTGATTCAGAGTTTACTAAAAGAGAAGAAGGTTTTTGGTTTTATAACAAAGGCACTCCTACTTACATTAGTGGCACTCATTATATGTACTTGCAGTGGACTAAGATTGACATCGGGAAACCAGAGTTTCGAGAAGCAAATAGATTATTCTTTATTTTCTGGGAAGCTTGTAAAGCAGATTCACGATCCTATGGGATGTGTTACCTTAAGAACAGGCGTTCCGGGTTTTCTTTCATGGCATCAGGAGAGACTGTTAACCTGGCAACCATATCGAGTGACTCTAGGTATGGTATATTATCAAAGTCCGGTTCCGATGCCAAGAAAATGTTTACAGATAAGGTGGTTCCCATCTCTGTCAACTACCCATTCTTTTTCAAACCCATCCAGGACGGAATGGATCGCCCCAAAACCGAACTTGCCTACCGTGTCCCAGCCAGTAAGTTTACCAGACGTAAGCTTACCGCCAACGAAGCCATGGAGGACATCCAGGGACTTGACACGACCATCGATTGGAAGAACACAGGAGATAACTCCTACGATGGGGAGAAACTTGCCCTCCTCGTACATGACGAAGCCGGTAAGTGGGAGCGCCCCGAGAACATCCTCAACAACTGGCGTGTTACGAAAACCACATTAAGATTAGGAAGTAGAATAATAGGGAAGTGTATGATGGGATCAACAAGCAACTCATCAGATAAAGGAGGAGAAAACTTTAAAAAATTATACCATGACTCAGATGTTACCAAAAGAAACCGCAATGGACAGACTCGCTCAGGATTATATTCTTTGTTCATACCTATGGAATGGAACTTCGAAGGGTTCATTGATTCTTATGGAATACCTGTATTCAATACGCCAGAAAAGCCAGTTGAAG